TGACAAAGGCCGATTGTTGCAATCATGATCTGATGCACAGCGTGTTTGACATCATGCGTCCCGAGATCGTTTACCACCTCGCCTGCCATCCCCACGAGGGCCTCAGCGTGTTCTCGCCGGCCTTGGTCGCCGGCAGCGTCTTCCAGGGCAGCGTCGCCGTGTTTTCCGCAGCCGCCCAGCACAAGGTCAAGCGCGTGATCTTCGCAAGCTCCATGGCGCGCTATGGGGAGCAGTGGGGAGCGCCTTATGACGAAGACATGACCCCGGCTCCGCTTGACCCCTATGGCGTCGCGAAGCTTGCCGCCGAGGACACTCTGCGGATTCTCGCGCGCGCGCACAGCTTCGAGCACGTCATCGCCGTGCCGCACAACATCATCGGCGTGCGCCAGAAATACACGGACCCCTACCGTAACGTCGCGAGCATCATGCTCAATCGCATCCTCTCCGGGAAAGAGGTGATCATCTACGGCGACGGCAATCAGGTCAGGCGGTTCTCCCCTATCGAGGATTGCATCAGCTCATTGGTCAGGATGCTCGACTGGAACGTCGACGGGGAGATCATCAATATCGGCCCCGATGGCGACGGCATCGCGATCAACGAGCTCGCGCGGCTGTGTCACGCGGCGGCGCATCTTGCATGGCGCAAGCCGACCTATTATCCGGCGAGACCACTCGAAATGAAGATCGCGACTTGCAGCTCGAACAAGGCGCGCCTGATGCTGAGCTTCTCCCCAAAAGGCAATCTCGAGAAATGCCTGAGAGACATGGCGAACAGCATCATCGCGTCGCCGTTCGACTATTCGCTTCCCCTCGAAATCATCAACGACAAAACCCCGGAGACGTGGCGTGAACGAAAGATTTGAACAGCTTTGGGAAGCCTCCTGCAAGAGACTGCCGACCGTCGTGCAGGAGAAACGCGAATTGTTCGCGCTGTTCTCTCTCATGAGAGAAATCGGCTGCGAGAGCTATCTCGAGATCGGCACGTCCAACGGCGGCAGCCTGTGGGTCCTGGCCGCCGCGGTCGACGGCACGCTCACCGTCGTCGATATCTGCGAGGCCAAGAGCAAGGCGCTGTTCGATGAAGCGGTGGCCCACACCCAGGCCCATGCGATCTGCGGCGACAGCACCGATCCCGCGACCGTGGAGAGGGCGCGCGGCGAATACGATGTCGTCATGATCGATGGCGGGCACAGCTACGAAGTTGTCTCGGCCGACATGAAGAACTACGGCCCCATGGCCAGGAAGATGATCGTGTTGCACGACATCAACCATCGCGATGTCCAGAAGCTTTGGGGAGAGATCGCGGCGTCGATCCCATTGCGCTGCCTGATGATCAGCACCCCGCAATCCACCATGGGGTTCGGCGTGATCTTCAAGGAACCATCGGGCTGGCTCGCCAATGGCGAGCACAAGCAAACCCTGGTGACGCGGTGACCCAGCACACACTGGCCTGCATGGCCGCCACGGCCCTGCTGCGCAAACAGCCGGCAGAGAGCATGTGGGACATCGGCAACCAGCGTTTCACCGCCACCGGCTGGCGGGCCATCAAGAGCACCGGCGACTTCTATCGCTCCTTCGGCTGCAACTATCGGGCGATAGATGTTAACTCGAACATGGAGGCCGACATCGCGGACCTCAATCATCCGCTCGAGGGTCCAAGATTCCCCCCGCGCGATCTGGTGGTCAACAACGGCACCAGCGAACACATCTTCAACCAGGCGCAGTTGTTCAGGACCATCCACGAGCTCTCGAAAAACTGCATGCTGCACATCCTGCCCTTCACGCCGTGGATCAATCATGGCTTCTTCAACTACAACCCGATCCTGTTCCGCGATCTCGCGGCGGCGAATCACTACGCGTTCGAGTTCTTCTGGATCGGTGGCCGCGATGGTCGCTACGTGGAGATAGCGCCCGGCTCCCTCCACGCGTTTGATGGCAAGCAGGCCGCGTCGCTATTGAAGGAGGTACGCAATCAGATCGGCGAACAGGAGGCGTTCCTGGTCGTTGCGCTGCGCAAGACCGAGGACACGCCGTTTCGCGCGCCCATTCAGGGGCGCTATCTGGCGGACATCGAGTCCACGGGGATGCGCATCGCCTATGAAACTTGAAATCGTCGCCCTATCCACCTCGCCGTTTCCGTTCGCGATCCTGCGCCACGAGATCGGCATCCCGCGCCCTGATTGGCGCGACATCGCCGGCGACGAGACCCGTCCCAATGTGCGCGTGGACATGAGCGTCAACACCATCCTCACGACCTTCCGCGCCCCGGCATGGAAGGTCTTGGCCGCGGCCTGCACCTCGCAGAGTTACTGGTCCGATTTCTATCTCCGAAGCTTCCGTGACGCGATCCTCGCCAGCTATCCCGACATCGAGAGCCGAGTGGGGAAGCCCATCGACGAGTGGACCGCCGGCCGGCGCTACATGAGCAGCGGGGCCGACGTGCTTCTCGATTTCCAAATCGGCATCAATACTCCGGCAACCATGCCTGGGAAGGTCAGCATCCCCCATATCGACAACCCGCGCGAGCTGATCGCCATGCTGCTCTACCAGAAGGACCCGGGCGACGAGCAGGGCGGTGATCTGCGGATTCTGTCCGCCGAGAACCCGAAATTCGTACGGACCACCGATCTCGCGCCGGACATTCCCTATCGCCATATCCTCACCGTGCCCTATGGCGTCGACACCGGCATCGCGTTCCTGCAAACCCCGCATTCCCTGCACGACGTCACGCCGCGCCTGCCCGGCCCCTTCCCGCGGCTGCTTATCAACCTGATCGTCGAAATGAAATTCCCCCTGTTCGAGGTCCCAAGATGAGCGACGTCATGGAAATCTTCATCGGCTACGACGAGCGCGAGCGCGACGCCTACGATGTCTGTGCGTTCTCCTTGCAGCGCAAATCCTCGATCCCGCTTCACATCCAACCCCTAAAGCACAAGGATCTGCGTGCGCGAGGATTGTTCGATCGACCTTGGATCATCGACACCGTGAACGGCAGGTTCCGCGATCTGCGCGACGGCCGCCCCTTCGCCACCGAGTTCGCGTTCACCCGGTTCCTCGTCCCGCTGTTGATGAACTTCAAAGGCTGGGCGGTGTTCATGGATTGCGACATCCTGGCGCTCGCCGACATCGGGCAAATGAAACTCGAGTTCAACCCCGCCAGGGCGGTCATGGTCGTGAAGCAGAACCATATCCCGCAGAACGAAACCAAGATGGACGATCAGCCGCAGATCGCGTATCCGCGCAAGAACTGGTCATCGGTCATCGCGTTCAACTGCGGCCACGCCTCGAACAGGGCGTTGACGGCAAATCTGATCAACCATTCCCCGGGGCGCGACCTGCATCAATTCTCGTGGCTCGATGACAACGAGATCGGTGAATTGTCGCCGGGCTGGAACTTCCTCGTTGGGCACACAAAGCACGCCATCAAGCCGAAGCTCATGCACTATACGGACGGCGGGCCGTGGTTTGAGCACATGAAGAACGTCCCGTTTTCGGGGCTGTGGAACAACGAATACGATCACATGATGAAGGTCAGAGGCGCCTATGAATGATTCCATGAATTGGGGAGCCGCTCTCGGAATCCCCAACAAGACCAGAAATGTCATGGTCGTGACCTCGTGGTCCCCGGCGGGCGCCGCGCTCTATGGCGACGACTGGTCCGCCTCCGCCGCGCGGTTCTGGCCGCCGAGCATGCGGCCGGTCGTCATCACCGATGCGGAACTCGAAAAAGATCCCGAGTTCGTCGCGTTCATGGCTCGCCACGCGCACCGGAGGATGAATCCTCATGACCATGATTATGATTTTCGTATGGATCTGGTTCGTTTCGCTCACAAGGTCTTCGCGCTGAAGGTCGCGATCGATTCGGTAGATACGGACTGGCTGATCTGGCTCGATGGCGACGTCACCACGCGCGACCGTATCACGGAGGAGTTTCTCGACTCGATCCTGTTGGAGGATCATGACGGCGTCCTGCTTTCCCGCTCCGGCACCGCGTCGGCTCCGGAATGCGGCTTCATGGCGTTCAATCTCAGGCGTGGCGGCATCGAGTTCCTGCAAGGCTTCATCAAGCTCTACACGAGCGACGCGGTGCTCCAAATGGCCGAGCACCACGACAGCCATGTTTTCATGGCGGCGGTGCTCGCGCACATGGAGGCCAAGGGCTCGAAATGGCTCGATCTGGCGCCCAGGGGCGGCGGCAAGCACGGCCTCGACGCGTTCGAGGTGAGCCCGCTGCATTCGTTCTTCACGCATCGCAAAGGTAACCGGAAGTTCACCGAGCTGCCGCCGTGCTCGAATGAGCGCATCCTGGGCATGCTGGCGGCCGGCAGGGGGGTGACCCGCATCCAGGCGAAGCCCTGTCTGTGGCCCAGGACAGCCCCGGAGGCCGGGTCCGTCGTCATCATCGAATGCGGCATGCACGGCATCGATAACATCAGACAGACCGTTCTCAAATACGCGAACACGCTGCAAATCTATGACGGCTACTACACCGCCGATGCCCATGGGTCTCACATCGACGACACGCTTCATGGCGTCAACTCGGTGGTCAATGACCTCATCGTGTTCGACTCGATCGAAACGGCGGTCAAGGGATTCATCCATATCGCGGTTCCCGCGGGTTTCCCCAACATCCCCGTATCGATTCCGATCTTCACCCACCGCATGCTGGCGCCGATCAACAAGAGCGATGTCACCAAGCTTTCCAAGGATGCCTACAAGACGAATTTTCTGCTGCAAACGCAGAACTGCGTCAGCAACGAGGAGATCCACGCGAACATCACGGCCAACATGCTGCTGATGCCGAAATGGATCACCAACACCTATCCCCACCGCAACCGCGCCATCGTGGTCTCCGGCGGACCCAGCATTCACTTCCCCGAGACCATGGCGGAGATCCGCAGAGAGATCGCGGCCGGCGCCTATGTGCTGTGCGTCAAGCACGCGCATCAACACCTGATCGCCAGCGGCATCATCCCCTGGGGATGCGTGCTGCTCGATCCTCGCGAGCACGAGGGCACCTCAACTCATGGCCATTCCCGTCGTGACCTCATCCCCAAGGCTCATCCCGGCGTGCGCTATTTCGTGGCGTCGATGGTCCACCCCAGCGTCACGAAGAAGCTGCTGGACAGCGGCGGCAAAATCATCGGCTGGCATGCCGCCGTAGGCGCGGACGAGAAGAAAATCCTGCCCCCGGAGCACGCCGCGATGCTGATGGGAGGCGGCACCTCGTCGGCGGGGAGGACCGTTTTGCTCGCCTGGCAATTCCTCGGCTTCGGGTCGATCGGGTTGTACGGCTTCGATTCCTGCCACCTCGATCACAGCAGTGTCGATCGCAACGCCCGCCACCAGGACGGGACGCCGAAATATGTGATGATGGATATGGCGGTTCAGGGCGCCCACAAGGAGTTCCTGACTGACCGGGATATTCTCTCCCAGGCGCAGGACTTCACCCGCTTCATGAAGGAAGCGCCATGGATTCCCTGGGACTCGCATGGCGAGGGCATGGTGGCCTTCCTGTGGGAGAACACCAAGGGCAAACTCCCCAAGATCGACTCATACTAGCCGGGCGGTTCACGCAGGGCCCGGAAGGCTGTAGGCTCCGGCAGGGACTCAACTCAGGATTCGGAGTGAAGAATGGTTGATTCCAGTAACTTTCGCGGCGACTCCTCAAAGATCAAGAAGCCCCGCAAGGCGCCGAAACAACTGAGCGGCATGCTCGTCAACATCGCCGACTCCCTCCCCGAGGCCGATCTGGCGGCGATCGCGGAAATCTGCGTCGAGGATTTCGAGGCCGACCGCTCGAGCCGCGCCGAGTGGGACTCGATGCACGCCGATTGGGTGGCGGTCTACAATCAGTGCGACGCCCCGATCAATCCGCCTTGGCAGAACTCGTCGGACGAGTCGATCGGGCTCCTGACCGAAAGCTGCAACTCATTCCAGGCCCGCGCCTATAAGGCGTTCTTCCCCAGCCGCAACCCGATCACGGCGCTCGCGGTCGGCAAGCAGAGCCCCACGATGAGCGAGCGGGCCAAGCGCGTCGGGAAATATCTGCAATGGAGCCTGTTCACGCGCGACCAGACCTACAAGGAGGAGAAGTCGGCGATGCTCCTCCGGGTCGCCATCCACGGCTCGGATTTCTCCAAGACCTATTTCGACCCGGTCATGAACAAGATCGTGGTCCGCCCGGTGCGCGCGCAGGACCTCTATGTGCCCTACAGCGCCGGCCCGGTGAACATCGAGGACGTGCCGAGAAAGACCGAGCTGATCCACCTTGGTCTCAACGAGGGCCGCTGGCGGGCGAAGGCGGGATACTTCTCCGTCGTGCCGGTCCCGATGGCGCAGGGCATCAATGCCCAACCTCAGCAACAGCAGGCCGACAGCGACGGCGGCGTCAAGCCGGGCTCGCTCTCGGACTCCGAGGACTACAGCGAGATCGTCGAGCAGCATCGCGATCTCGACCTGGACGGCGACGGCATCGCCGCGCCCTACAAGGTGTGGGTCGACGTGACCGCGCGCGTCACGCTGCGCATCGAGGTCCGCTACGACGTCGATGATCTGGGCCGCCCCACGAATGGCAAACTGCCGATAGAGGAATACACGCATTATCGATTCCTGGTGAACCCGGACGGCTTCTACGGCTACGGCCTGGGCTTCCTGATCGGCAAGACCAACATCGCCATGAACAAGATGTTGCGTCAGTACATCGACGCCACGACGCTCGCCATCCACGGCAACATGAGCGGTTTCATCAGCGACGAGCTCAACGTCTCCAAGGGGCCGGTGAAGCTCGAGCTGGGATCGTTCAAGACCGTCTCGGCCTCGGCGGAGCAGATCCAAAAAGGCATCAAGACAATGGACTTCAAGCCTCCCAGCGATGGCTTGATGAAGGCGATGGGGCAGCTTGAAAACCGCGCCCAGCGCATCGGCGCCGCGACGGACGCGCTCTCCGGGGACATCCAGAAGGTCATGCAACCGACCACGATCATGACCATGGTGGAGCAGGGCTTGATGCTGTTCACCTCGGTCCAGGAGTTCCTTCTCAACTCGTGGAGCAAGGAGCTCAACAAGGTCTACCGGCTCAACAGCCTGTATTTCCGGGGCGAGGAATGGTTCGTCGCGATCTCGCCGGCCGGCGCCGAGGAGGCCTTCGTCAAGGAGGAGGATTTCCGCGACGACATGATGATCATGCCGGTGGCCGACCCGCGCATGTCCAGCCAGCAGACCCGCATCCAGCGCGCCCAATTCCTCTATGACTTCGCGCTGAAAAACCCGCTGATCGCATCGCGGCCCGAAGTTCTCCTCAAGGTCACGCGCCGGCTGCTCGAGGAGATGGATTTCGACTCGATCGACGAGCTCCTCCCCAAGGACGTCAAGGAGCTTCCCCCGTCGCAGCCCGACCCCAAGGTGCAGGCGATCCAGGCCAAGGCGCAGGCGGAACAGGCGAAGATGGCCGGCCAGCAGCAGAACGAGCAGCAGAAGATCGGCCTGCTCGCCCAGAAGACCAAGGTGGAGAGCGACGCCATCGTGCAGAAATCCCAGGTCGATGCCCAGGTCGCCATGACGAAAATGGGCATCAACGAGGAAATGGCCCGGCAAAACGCCGGCCTCAAGAGCGCGAAGATGTCGAGCGACATCGAGATGTCCCGCGCCAAGACCGCACACGAGCGGGACGCGCGGACCTCGGAACTCGCCGGCAACCACGCCTTGAGCAAGGCGGAGTCGCGCGCCGCGATCAGGCTGGACCGTGAGAAGGCCCGCGCCGATGTCTTCACCAAGGCCATGAGCGGCGGAGCGCCGAAGAAATGACGCCCCTGTGGAAGGATATGGACGCCGACGAGATCGAAATTTGGCGACGTCATCCGGCCACAAAATGGCTGCTCAAGACCGTCGCGGATGCCGAGACGGTGGGGGCCTATCGCGCGGCGACGGACATGCTTAGTCTTGGGCGCGCCCAGGGCATGGAAGCCGCGTTCGTGCTGATCCGCCGCCACATCGAGAAGTGACCTTCATGAAGCGTCGCCGCCGCAGTCGTCCCCAACAATTCGAAGCCGCGTTGGGCCGCATGATTCCGCGTGACCAAGAGAGCGAAGGCCTCGCTGCCGAGGGACGCTTTGGGGATACAGAACTGGCGCATGTCTCCCCGCGCGAGGCGGCCATTCTCAAGGCGCTCGGCGGCTCCGGCACCCGTAATCCGCGCTCCGGCTTGCGTGAGTATTTCGGCGCTGATGACGGTGCCCACAGCGGTGGTGATTTCTCCAGTGAGACCGGGGGTATCGGCATGGGGAGAGATGACGCGAGCGCCGTCAGCGGCGGTGATTTCTCCAGTGAGCCCGGGATCGGACAATCCCCCGTGGGGACTCCTACGCCAGGCGAAGACGATTTCTCCAGTGAGCCGGGACTCGGAACTTCTCCGGGGCTCGGCAGGGGGCCAACTTCTCCGGTGGAAGACGGCTTCGGCGCGCAGCTCGCCGGCATGCTCGGACTCCCCACCAGCTTCTCTGGCCTGGCGGGCAAATTCGACCCGCGCACCCAGGAAGGCATGTTCAACGCGCTGACGGGGCAGGTCCCGGGCCTCGGCATGGGGAGCCGGGGCATGCTCGAGGGCACCCGGGCGCTCGGCGGCGCGATCAACTCCGGGCTCCAGTCGTTGGGGATCTACGGCTCCGCTCCGGCGGAAGCGATGGATTTCGGCAATGCCGCCCGCTTCGACGGCGACCAGTTCGCGGGTATCGACATGGGGAGAGAGGACGCGGGCTATGACCGAGATCGCGTCGGCCGCGCGATCGGAGCGACGCCGGTCTCCAACCCCGGTCCCAAATACGGCCGCAGCGATGCCGGCGGCGTGCCGGAGGAAATCTCGTCCTTCCTCGGACCCGGCATGAGCGACCTCCAGTCCCGCGCGCTGATCTCGACCTACGGCACGCAAGGGGTGAACTCCGGGTTTCGATCCGACCCGGTGAAACGGTACTATGCTCGCCTCCTCAACAATGGGATCATTGATGACGACGGGAAGCCCCAGGCGCAGCCCTATACACTGCCGATCGAGCATCAGTATTGGCAGAGCGTCCTAGGCAAGCCCGCTTCCGACCCATCGAAGTTCGATGACATCTACGGCTCGATTTCACGCTACCTTTGAGAGGTTCACATGCGCATTCTCCTGGCTCTGCTTCTCCTGTCTTCGCCTGCCTTCGCGGCTCCCACAGCTCCCTCGCCCCCGGACCCGCCGACTCCGCACACCGCAGACAGCGTGGGCGCCACGGCGACCGTCGCGTCGGCCCGCGCCCCCGGCGGCTACAACAACTATTGCCAGACCTGGCGCGACACGCGAGCCAAGGATCGCGCGCTGTTTCGCGCGTGTCTGGCGAACGAGTGACGCCATGAACGCCCTCGTGAACGCCGCCCCCATGGCTGTCCGCCGCACGTTCAATGTCGAAAACCTGATCAAGTATGACCTTGGCAACGGCGCGTTTCTCTACACCAACACCAGCGCCCTGGTCGTGCGCATAATGTGGGATAGCGGAGACGGCATCATCCGCAGCGTCAACTTGGTCACTTAGCGAGATCCGTCCGAGCGCCTCACTCGGATGGCCAGGAGGAGCAGAATGCGTTTGATCCCCCTCGTCGCGTTCTGCTCCTCCGTTCTCTTCTTGACGGCTGCGTCTGCCCAGCAAATCCCGTGTGGCCCATACATGGATCTCCTACGTTGGCTCGAGGAGAAATACGGCGAGAAGCCGATCGCCACGGCGATGACCAATGGCGGCGCGAGACTTGAAATCGTGGTTTCCTCCTCCGGCTCCTGGTCGATCCTCTCCATTCGATCCGATGGCCTCGCGTGTCTTGTCGCCAACGGCTCCCGCTGGACGGCCCCTCCGGGGGCCTGACCCTCCCCCCTTCCGCCGCTTCTGAAAACCAATAGGCTTCCCTTAGGGAATCACTCCCCAGAGGAAGTCATGGCGAAGAGGCTCACTCCGCTTTTTGCGCGGATCACAGTGCAGGTTGACACCGCACAGCAGACCATCACCCAAAAGTACGCGGCCTTGCGGAAAGTTGGGTTTTCAGTTCCAGCGATCGTCGAACAGAAGCAGATCCCGGATGAGGGGACCATCGTCGGCGTCGGCGCGGACTGCGCCATCGTCAAGCTCGGCGACCGGGTGCTGTTCGGCAAATGGGCAGCGAAGGAGATCGGTTTTGCGCCTGGCCACTTCGTTATGATGGAGGAGGACGTCATCGGCCTGATCACCGGCTCTGACGATGCCGCCGAAAAGGTGGCGTGATGGCTACCGAGAGAATGACGAATCGCGTCGAGATCGATGACGACGATGTTCCCCCGGCCCCAGCGCCCATCGCGACCAAAGAGCCGTCTAAGGAGCCCGTCAAGACCAAGGAGCCTGATGGCGCCGACTTCGTCGAGATCGAAGACCCGCAAATCCTCGCCAGGTTCAAGCGTCTGTACCGCCACACCAAGGAGGCCAATGAGCGCTCCGAAAAGGTGGAACGGCAGCTCGGGATGCTCGGGGACCAGAACCGGAGGCTCGCCGAGGCGATCGGCAAACTGACATCGGCACACCAGGACAAGACGACCCGGGACGAGTTGGCCGCCTTGCGAGAGGAAGCCAATACGGCGCTCGCAACCGGCGACACCAAGGCGTTCACCGAGGTCAACGAGCGCCTCAACGAGATCAAGATCGAGGCCAAGAAGGCCGATGCGGAGGCCAAGGTCGAGCCGGTGCCGGAGTCCCTGGTCACGGACACGGAGTTGCGAATCCTCGCCCGCTGGCAGCATGAACTCGACGATGACGACAAGCCGGTGCGGCCATGGGCGCATCGGGATCATGCCGAGTTCGCGGCCACCCAGGAGTTGATCCGCAAGATTTCAGCGCGCCAGGACATGGAGGGCGCGACGGTGCGCGAGATTCTCGCCGAGGTCGACAAGCGCATGAAGCGCATCGCCAAGGAGGATGCCTCCGACGACGGAGACGAGACTCCCGTGCGTCGCGCGTTCTCCTCTCCCCAAGGCAGGCCATCGCCGCGCGCGGCCGGACCCCAGGCTCTCACCGCCCAGGAGAAGGAGATCGCCGAGCGGATGTTCACCGGTGTCGGGCGCTATTCGGTCTCGAAAACTGCCAAGGACGCGCATGCGGAATACCTGAAGCAGAAGACTGCCCTCGGTGTCGCGGGTAGGGGCATTGCGGTGGAGGACTGAAATGATAGCATCGGATTTGGACGCCGGAGAGCAGCCGACCGAGAAGAAGGCGAAGAAAGTCGCAAAGGGCACCCGGAGTTGGAAGCCCGCCGCACCCCTCGCCATCAAGAGCAGAGATCCGAATTATCGGATCAAGTGGGTCCACACGGACGCCGCGAACGTGCTCCGCAAGAAGGCAGAGGGATGGGCGATGGCGGATACTGGCGATGCCAGACACGCTCGCCCCGGCTCTGTCGAGAGTGGCGCTGGAGACGGCGGCTCGATCACGGAATTTAGGGACATGGTGCTCATGAAGATGCCGGAGAGCATGGCGCGTGAGCGGGATGCCTATTACCAGAACCGCGCCAACGAGCAGCTCATGGGCGTCAAGGATCGGGACAAGAAGAAGATTCGGGCCGCCACCGGAGTCCTGGTGGATGGCGAAATCACCATTGAATAAGGGAGCGCTCCAATGACGGACGCACCATTCGGCTTCCAAGCCATTCGCAATCTTCACGGAGGTCAGCCCCGCGCCCGCGTCTATCGCGTCACGGCGACCGGCAACCAGACTGGAATCGCGGTCGGCGATCCCGTCGAACTCAACGGCGCCGGCCTCGGCATCGCCAGGCTCAGCGCGGGGTCGATCGCCACCCGTCGATGCCTTGGAGTTATCTCCGATCTTTACAACGACTCCGGGCGACCCCTTACCTTCACGCAGCCGACAAACGGGCCATTCCTGCCCGCAGCGGTGGCGGGATGGGCGACGGTCTACGACAGCCAGGCTACTACATTTATCGTCCAGTGCGACGCTTCGGCGGCTGAGACGATGGTGGGCAAGTACGTCTCCCTCACCGGCAACGCCATCAACACGGCGGCCGGAACATCCCAGATGATGGTCAAGGTGGCTTCCGCCGACACCAGCATCAAGGCGTTCCAGGTCATCGGTATCTCCCCGACTGAGCGTCAGGGTCTCGGCTCGTATGCCCTGGCCTCGGCGTGGGGCAACGCGGGTATCGATGTCGAAGTGCGCATTGCGCTTCACGCCTTTACCAGCTCGTAAGGGAGGAATTTCCCCATGACCACAGGACAAGGCAACCTCCCGGAACTCCTCTGGCCCGGCATCAGCACGATCTGGGCGAACACCTATAAGCGCTATCCTCCGTTGTGGAAGCGCTTGATGATCCTGCGCAAGGCCACCAAGGCCTTCGAAAAAGAGCAGGGCGTCACCGGCTTCGGCGCTGCCGGCGAGAAGGACCACGCGGACTCGGTCGCGTTTGTGGACATCCTTCAGGGCTTTCAGCGCGAATACATCATGTTGACCTACGCGCTCGGCACGACCATCACGCGAGAGCTGATGGAAGACGAGCAGTACAACGTGATCAACAACGTCCCGGCCATGCTCGCGGAGTCGATGCGGCAGGCCGAGGAAATCGTCTCCGCTGCGGTGTTCAACCTCGGCTTCTCGACGATGCTCACGGCCGACGGAATCGCGTTCTTCGCGTCAAACCACCCGAATGTTCGCGGTGGAACGCAGCGCAACATCCCGTCGGTCGCGGCCGACCTCACACAGGCCAGCCTCGAGCAGGCTTATATCGACATCATGGACTGGCAGGACGACTCGCTTCTCAAGATCAACTTGATGCCTGAGAAGCTCGCGGTCGCGCCCACCAATCGCTTCATTGCCGAGAAGATCCTCGGCACGAAGTTCGCTGTCGGTTCCGCCGACAACGACATAAACCCGATGGCTGGAGCAGTGGAACTGATCGTCAACCCGTTCTTCACGGACCCTGACGCCTGGTTCCTCCTGACCAACGCCAAGGCGGGCGCGACGTTCTACCGTCGTCGCAATGCCGAGATCACGCGCGACAACGAGTTCGACACCGAGATCTTGAAGACCAAGACCACGGGTCGGTTCGGCGTCGGCGTGACTGATTGGAGATATTCTTATGCGTCGGCCGGAGCCTGACCCCACTTTGTTATGGGTTATAACAAAGCGGCGATAGCGGTAAGAGGGGCTCCCATCAAACGGAGCCCCTCATGCTTTGCAAAGTCGAAAACTGCACGGCATCACCATGTCGCCATGCACGATCGCCAGAAGGGCCTTTGCGCGAGGCCCCGAGGAGACGATCATTCGCGGCAAAAAGATCGCCCTTGTTGTCGACCATTGCCATGAGACCGGGAAGGTTCGGGGCCTTCTCTGCCGTCCTTGGGGAGTAGGGGCCTTGCGGCACAGCGAGGCGCTGCTAGCCTCAGCCATCGCATTCCTAGGTCCGGATAGGGACTGAATGGCTGGGAAGGCTCCGCGATGCAGTTCGCAACGCGGTTGAAGGTCCCAGCCCCACTCTTTTGAAGGAACTCCAATGCCCGTCCCATACAAGACGCAATTCCAAGGCCCGATCATGTCGGGCATCGATACCGGAGTCCCCACCACGCGTACGGTCGCGGGCTTGCGCTTCACGACGCTGACCACGGTTCAGAGCGCCCCGGTCACGGGCCTGCTATGCGCCATTCTCCCAGGCGACGCGGTGTTGCAGGAAATCAACATCATGTCCCGCACCGCTCTCGCCGGTGAGGCCATTTGCAGGTTCGCGACGACGGCGGACGGCACCAATAACCTCGGCCAGGTTACGGTTTCCGCGCGAGGGAAATATGCGGTCGCGATGACAACCGCGATGGTGGCGCTGCCGTTGGGGAGGACCTCCCCAAGCGCAGGCACCACGAATGTCTTTTTCTCGACCGGGGCAACCTCCGGTTCGCTGGCACCCCTGGGTACGGGCGCCGTCATCGAGGTCATCTATACGCGTCTTGATCTTTCCCGCGACCCGACCCAGGGCAACCTCGGCTACAAGG